ATGCAGGCTATCCGCGCGATGCCGTCTTCTTTGTGAGCGTGTGGCCGGAGGCGCTGCAGGCTTTGCTGGCGGCTCGCTCGAAGCCATGATTTCCCACAACCCCCACTTTTTCCCACACTGCCTAGAACCGCATAGCATCTCAAAGCCGCGCCGGCTGGTGCCCCGGGCAAGACTCGAACTTGCGACCTTCCGCTTAGGAGGCGGACGCCCAGTTTCACGTAAGGCATTGAGCCAGAAGCCATTCAGTGGCAACGGCTGTGGGAAAAATCGCTCGGATCAGCCGCCGTAAGTGGTTGATTGACCGAGATAGCGCGAATTATTTCCCACAGCCTGAGAGGCCCAGAACGATGCCTGACGATAGACTGACGACCCTGCCGCTCGACCGCATCGAGCTGTCCCGGACCGACGCCCAGGTTGCCCGCCGCAAACGATTTGACGCCGCGGCCCTGAGTGAGCTCGCCGAGAGCATGCGCCAATACGGAGTGCTGCAGCCGATCATCTGCCGCTCGACCGCGACGGATTACGAGCTCGTCGCCGGCGAGCGCCGTTACCTCGCGGCAAAGCAGGCAGGCCTCGCCAAAATCCCAGCCGTCGTTCGATCGCTGTCGGACGCGGCGGTGATTGAGGTGCAGCTGATCGAAAACCTGCAGCGCGCCGACGTGCACCCGATGGAGGAGGCGGAGGGCTACCAGCAGCTGATGAAGCAGCACGGTCGTCCGATCGAGGAGCTCCATGCCAAGGTGGGCAAGAGTCGCAGCTATGTTTACGGGCGGCTGAAGCTGCTCGACCTGTGCAAGCAGGCCCGCAATGCGTTCTACGATGGCAAGCTGTCGGCCTCGATCTCGCTGCTGGTCGCTCGGATCCCGGGCGAGGCGCTGCAGAAGCAGGCGCTCGATCGGGTCCTCGGCGGGCATTTCTGGCAACCGATGAGTTATCGCGACGCGAGCGATTGGATTCAGCACGAGCTCATGCTCCGCCTGAAGGACGCCCCCTTCCCGACTGACGACGTCCTGCTCGACGATCAGGCGGGGCCGTGCACCACCTGCCCGAAGCGGACCGGCAATCAGCCGGAACTGTTTGGCGATATCCAGGGTGCAGACGTCTGCACAGATCCGGCGTGCCACAAGGGCAAACTGGTGGCCTGGGGCGAAAGACTCCTCGAGGCGGCCGAGGGGCGCGGTCAGAAAGTCATTGCCGGCGCCGAAGCGAAGAAAGTAGCGCCGCGCGGTGCGGCGCAATACCAAACGCTAAATGGCTGGCACAAGCTCGACGAGAAGAACTGGGACGTCGGAAAAACGATCAAGCAGATCGTCGGCAAGACCGCGGAGCGGGCACTCCTGCAATGCCCGGAGACCGGGCTCGTCGTCGAGGTCGTCTCGGCCGCGACCGTCAGGGCCGCGCTGAAGGAGTCCGGTCAGCGGGCGACGACGAACGACCCGTACAAAGCGGCACAGCAGAAGCAAAGGATCGAGCGACAGTTCCGGCACGCACTCTATGCTGAGATTCGGCCGACGCTTCCGCCGCCGACGCCCCAGGCGATCGCGGTGACCTTGCTCAAGCGGCTTTGGCACGACGCGGTCAAAGTGCTCTGCACCGTGCGCGGCTTCGAGGCACCAATCAGTAAGGGCTACGGCGGTAGCAAGCACAAAGACTATTTGGCGATCGGGAAGGGTATCGAAAGCTGGACCGACGAAGCTGCCCAGGAGCTGATCAACGATATGCTTTACGTGAGCGAGCTCATGGTGTCGACGCACTCAACGAGTCAACCCAAGCAGCTCCTCGAGGCCGCGAAGGCCGCCGGCGTGGATCCGGCCGCGGTGCGGCGCAGCGTGTCGCCGGCGAAGAAAAAGACCACGAAGAAGAAGCCTGCGCAGAAGAAGAAACAAGCGGCCAGCAAAAAGAGGGTGGCACGGAAGAAGGCGGCGGCACGATGAGCAGCTACGTGTACCTCGGCAGCGAGCCGGGGCTTTGGACTGTTGGATTCTACCGACCAAGCGGAGAGTGGGAGCCGGAATCAGACCACGAAAGCTCGGAAGCGGCCGCCGCGCGCGTGGCGTGGCTGAACGGTTCCGTGACCAACGTCGATGAGGAAGTTCGCGATGTGCCGGCCCCTCAACCTTACACTGATGGGTCTGCGTCATGACCATGAAGGAGCGCAGCGCCTATCCGCTCAGTTGGCCCGATCACTGGCCGCGAACAACGAAGTTCGGGTCGTCGAGCTTCCGCACCACGCTCGCCGGCGCGCTCAACAACGTGCAGAACGCCATCAATACGCTGCGCTCAAAACACCATCCGGACCGCGGTGGCGATGCCGCCGCATTCCATGAAGTCCTCAGCGCGTACGAGGCGGCCCGCGCTGAAAACCGTTAGCAGTGGTCATCAATTTCACCAACCGCCAATAGGAGGAAACCTTATGGCAACGCGACAGATGCACCCGGCTCAGGATGCGAAAGAAATGAAGGTCCACACGCGGCTCAAGGTGTTTGACATCTTGATCGTTAAGGGGCTTGACGTATCTGAAGCGAAGGAGAAGGCGCGTGAAATCGCTGACTCCTTCACCGATGACTACGAAGAGTAATCAGACCAGGCGGCGGGCTTCGGCTCGCCGCCGCTGACTAAGGAGTACTTGATGAATGAACGGTTTGTGAAGGACGGCGCGGAGTTGCCGGCGGACGCCGGTGAATGGGTTGCCGTGAGGGATACGACGACGGGGTTGGTCTGGGCGGTGGAACCCGTCCCGGTGGATGACTGGTCAGACGAGACAGAGGCCAGGGTCGCTGCGGAACTCGCTGCCTCACCTCTGGCGGGCCTGAACGGCTGGCGGATCCCAACGCGCGCCGAGCTCGTCACGCTGATCGATGACACGCGGTACGATCCGGCGATCGATATCCGTTTCTTCCCCGACTGCCCGAGCGATTGGTTCTGGACGTCGACGAAGGCTGCGCCCTCCCCGGGCGACTTCGCGTGGTACGTCAGCTTCAGCTACGGCGGCGCGAGCTGGGGCCTCCGAGGCAGCAACGGGTTCGTTCGCGCCGTGCGCGCCAGTCAGTAATTGGTCTTTTGGATACGGCCACGAAGAAGCGATCGGCGCCGGGCGCTTGTCGTAAGTGTGACTCAGACACTCTTGCGGCGCGGGCGCCGCCGATAGATTGGGTTGCTCCACTCCACCCTCGGATGACCGCCATGAAGCACGCAAGCCTCTTGCTACTGATCTGCACGCCCTGCGCCTTCGCTCAGGATTGGGAGTCCTCCTACAGCTACATCGGAGTCGACTACGCCCAGCTCGACGTCGACGTGCTCGGGACCACGCTCGACGCCGACGGGTTTGCGCTCGAAGGTTCCGCTGCGCTCGCCGATCACGTTCACGTCTTCGGTACCCATGCCAGCGCAACCAGCGATGACCTGTCGGCCGATGTCACCTATCAGGAGCAAAGCGTCGGTCTCGGTGTGCACTTCAACCTGCAGCGCGCCTCCGTGCTCGTCCAGCCTGCGGTCAGCGTGTTCGCCCGTATCGGGTACATCGATGGCGAGATCGAGGTCGACGGGCTCGGGTCATTGTCGGACGACGGGATCACGCGCAGTTTCGGGATTCGTCTGATGCCAGGCCCGCGGTCCGAATTCCGCGGGGCAGTCGAGTATGTCGACATCGACAGCACCCGGAGCGGCACGGCCGTGTCCATCGGCGGCGACATTTACATCGGCGAATCGTCAGCGCTCCGGCTCGGCTACATTGACTACCTCGACGAGGACGCCGAGGCGCTGACGGTCGGGGTGCGGTTCTACTTCGGGAACAGCGCAGCCGACTAAGGCGGCGTGATCAGCGCGGCGGACGATCGTCCGAACGCTGGCATTCCGTCACGTTGTATCGGGCGCCATCGTTGATGGTCTGGTACTCGGCCTGCTTCTGATCGTAGGACTCGGCCAGCACATCGTCGACGGCCTGGCTGTTCGGATCCATTCGCAGAAAGAAGATCCGGCAGATCTCCTGACCGAGCGACAGCCGATAGTTTTTCGTCTGCTGCGTCAACAGCGCATCGAGTTTCGCCTGGACATCTTCGAGCTGGTCGGCCTTCGCCGTCCCGCCCTGCCAGGGCAGCGTCTCGGACACGACCATGTGACCGCACTGCACGGCGAACAGGAACAGAAGCGAGTAAACGACCTTCACTTGCCAGTGCCTCGTCTGTTCAGGACGCGCGCCGACCGGTGGAGGCGTAAGCCAGAGCCAGATCCGGAGACCAAATCGTTCGACGTCACTGACCACTCCCATTCACCGCTGCTCCGATTGGGCGGCTACCTGGCCCGAAGGCGATCGGATGGTGTTTGCGACGAGCACAGTTGCCGCGCTCACGCCCGGTCCTGCCGCACGTCTTCGCGCTCGTTCTGCGCGTCGTCGCGTTCTTGCTGGTAGCTCATGATCGCGGTTTTTTGTTTCGAGCCGACCGACGACCCGAAATAGTAGTCCTTGCTCGCGAACACCATCGCAAACAGCACGCCGAGCGCGGTGTCGAGGATGCGCATCGCGGAAGGGTCAATGGCGACGCTTGCGACGACGACGTAGAACTGTGCGGCCAGCACGGCGAAGAAGCCGCACGAGTACAGGTAGGCCAGATTGCGCGGCGTGCTGTCGCCGGTTTCTACCTCCCGATGGCGGGCGTCAGCGCGATCGCCAGCGAGTACGCGCTCGAGGTCGACACCTGCCTCGGCGAGCTTGGCCTCAAGTGCCGACTCGATTTCGGCGACCTTTGCCATGGCGGCCGGGTCACTCTCAAGCATCATTGCGGCGGCCTCGTCTGAGTCTACGCCAAGTCCCTCGCGAATCATGTTGCCCGCCATGCCGCCGAGCGGGCCGCCGAGCATGCGCCCGAGGTTCGGTGCCGCGAGGCCGACGAGCTTCTTGAGCTTCTGGCCAATCTTCAACTTTGCCATTCGTCGATCCTCCTATTGCCGTCGATCCTTGATGTGTCCTGGCCAGACCCGATTCAATCGCTTGAACCAGATCTCGGCGCTGCGCTTCCGGGCCCCGCTACTTTCATGGTAGTGCCGTTTGACGCGGGCCGTGAAGGTGATTTCATGCGGCCGCTCGCGGAAGATCCATGAGCCGAAGCTCAGGTTCCACCAGATGTCGCCCGGGTAAGCGGCAATCCCTGAAATCCATGCGACGGCCTGCCAGGCCCACCAAACCGGATCGTCGTCTTCGTTGGCCTGCTCAATGAGCGGCTGCATGTGGGCGACGACGATGTAGCCAATCAGCGTGATGAGCGGCAGGAGCACAAAGAGAAAAAGTACGATGTTCATCACAAACTCCGGTTATGCAGCCTCGGCGAAGTCCGAAGGCGCGGTCGGCGGCACGAAGCTTTCCGTCCACCGCGCCGCCCCTTTCATCGCACGGAACTCGTCAACCCATCCGTTCATGTAGCCTGTGCCGGATTGGTAGTAAGGCGCGCCAACAACGACATCTCGGCTGACGCCGCCAGTCGCGGATGCGACCGAACCCGAAGCCATCAGCACGCCGTCATAGAACAGGTACATGATGAGATCCTTGACCGTCATCGCGACGTGCATCCACTGGTTTAGCGTCGGTGTCCAGGCTTCCGACAGCGAGCCGCCGGTGGTCCAGTTGTGTCTCCCACTACAGAGCGGGCTGCCGCTGGTGCCCATCCACATGTACCAGCTGCTGGCCGTGTCGCTGTTCCCGTTGCGCTTCGCCCACCAGCCGGGAAACGACGGCGAGGTCAGGTCGACGACATAGAACCAGCCGTCGAGCGTGTAATCGGCCGTGCCCCACTGGAATGTGCTGCCGCCCGAGCCGTCTGGCAGGCGCATTCGCCGCCCGCTCGCCCGGTTGTCGAATGACGTCGACCCGAATGTAACGCGACACTCGGTTTGTCATTTTGCGACACGGTTTGTCATCCCTTAAGGGCGAATAACAATGCGCATATTCCAGGTTGATATGCACACCGCTCAGGCTGCTGCCGGGTAATCGGACGGCGCTACAGGCGGCGTGAAATTCTCAAACCGTCGGCGGCGCGTCTTTGTACGGATGCCCGCCCGGCAAATTCGCCTCAAGCCCCCACTTCCAGGCGAGATAGCCCTCGAGCAGTTGTCTGTTTGTAGTGGTCAATTCGGTGTTGCCAGCGACGACTTCGCACAGGTCCATGTCCGCGTGATTTGCTGCGTTTGGATTGGCTCCTACGCTTGTCGGGTAAGCGCCCAAAACCAGCGCGCCGTTACTCGTGGTATTGCTCGTGTTGCCGGCGCCGACTTTCCCTGAATCAGATCCGGCCGCCGCCCCATCTGCAAACAAGTAGGCTTCATCGTCCGCCCATCGGATATCCCAGGCAGCCAGCACGTACGCGTCATACGACGAGCCAGCAGACGATGGAAACCTCAGAAAATTGCCGCTGCCATCCACGCGCTCACTTTGCACGGTCGGCGCGTTGTAATAGCTCGCATCATTGTTGCGACCGATAAACGGCGCCATGCGGGTGGCTCCGGCACCGCCCGTACCGACTAACAGATTTCGATTGGCACCCGCCGCATCGTCGCCCGTCTTTTTGTAGATCGCAATCGTCCAGCCGTACCCGACATTCCGCCAGGCGTCGCGCAGCGCTGAGTCGTGATTCCAAAGGTAATCGGAGCTGCCGTCGAAGCTCACGACGTCGAGCCCGTTTAGTTCTTCACTCAGGACAGCAGGCTGTTCGCTGGTCGTTGCCTGGACCAGGTGGTAATCGTTTCCGCTCTTGTCGTTCCATTGCGAAACCCCGGTCGCTATCGTGATCGACGCGGAGTCAGAAGCATCGAACCACAAGACGGTCGCGATTTGCGCCGGTGTCCACAATGTGGGCTCGCCACCTGCCGGTCTGCGCCACGCCGCCGCTGCTCGCATTAACGCACTCATGCGGCCGTCGTCTCGCCGGCCAGCTTGTAGACGTCGGCGGCTCGGCGCTTCAGCACCGCGAAGTCTCCCTGCTCCATGACCAATGTTCCGCCACGCGGAGTCACTATCACAGCGTCGTTGTCCTCGACCAAGGTCAGCCCGCCAGCTCCAGCGATCATCAATCCGAACTCTGCCGCCGCCGCGACCGGTTCCGTCGCGTCATCCAGCAGTGTGAGCGTCACGGCCGTCGCGCTGGTGAACTCATGCCAGGCCCCGTTCGTCAAGTCACCGAGCGTGTAGGTGTCGCCAGCGAGCGTGACGACCGGCGCGGTGGCCGGCCCGCTGTCACCGCTCTCGCCGGACACAATGCCATCGCCGTCGTACCGCAACAGAATCGTCTCGCCGGCGGCGACAGCGACGCCGGCGTCGCCAGTGGTGCCGGTCGTGACCGTCAAGGTTTGGGCGGTGTTGTTGGTCAAGAAGAACCGCGGCCGAGACGGACCGCCGTACAACGCGTCGAGGTCCGGATAGACGACGTTGATCGGCCCGGTCAGCACGACGCCGGTGTCCGACATCACAATGACACCGTACGGCCACTCGTCGGCCGGATCGAGCGGATCGCTCGCCTGGAACACGTAGTCCTCGTCGGCCGGGATGTCGATGACGATCTCCCCGAACATCGCGGCCGTGATCGCGCGATCGCCAGCGTTGATGACGACGTGGGGTTGCGCCTGCGCCTGTACCATCTCGGCGAAGCCGAGTTGCGGGTTGGTCATGTCGTTTCCTTCAGAGGGTCGCTTCGAGCGGATAGCCGCGGCCGACGACGGCCGACAGCTGGTAGATCCGGACCGTGACTTCGGCCTGCGCCGATCCGAAGTCCGTGGTCTGCTGGGCCGCGGTGTACAGCGCCGCAGGTGACGTCAGCGAGCCGATGGTCCGAACGACCGTCGACCCGTTCAGGATGTCAACCTCGTACGCTTCGCTTGCCTCCGACATTGGCACCGGCGCCCCGTCGAGCAGCGTGTCGGCAAGGCGGTCGCGGCGCGTCCAGCCGATCGTAAGATCCCCGGTCGAGTCACGCTCCCCGGCGGCCTGCACCGGCGAGAACGGCTCGAGCGCTTCGCCCGATCCGGTGAACGTCTGGTCGACGCCTGCGGCGAAGGCGGCGCCATTGGTCACCGGCCGGTAGATCCGCTCGGCGCCGATCTCGTTGTTCGCAAGGCTCGGACGGATGATTCCAGGCCCCGAGACCAGAACGAAGGTGTCGCCCGGCTGCGCTGTCCCGATCAGATGCTCGGTGCCACGGCGCCCCTGCAGGAGCCGCGTCAGGCGATATCGCCCGGTCGCGATCAGCTCGGCGCTGGCGAACTGGAAGATGTGCCAGCGGCCGTCCGCGCCAATCGCCGCACCGTTCGCGCCGGCGAGGACCGCAGCGTCCGTCCGACTCTCGAGCGTGCCCTGGCTGATATCGACGACGATTTCGCGCGCGTTGTCCCAGGTGTGCGGGTCGCCATCCGCCGGTGCGCTGACGACCGTCCCGATCGTCGCCTGGTTCGCCACCGTCGCGATGTTGTCGTAGGTCTCCCCGTCGACGGATCGAAACACCCGCGCGCCAGGCCAGTCGGTGCCGATGCCGGTGCGGACCGCGGCGACGTAGAACGCAGCGTTGTCGTCGGCCTCCCTGAGCGCCGGAAGATCGAGAAAGATCAGCGCGGTGCCGCCAAGCAGCACAACGCTCGACGGCGGTCTGAGTCCGGCGGGCGCAAGCCCGATCGACGTGTACGCATCATCGTCGTCACGCACCGCCTCGGCCGATCGGATCACGAGTCCCGCGTCGCTGATCGAGGTCAGCCGGATCCGGTAGAGCCGACCCTCGTCCGGCACCAGCAGCACGTCGGCAGGCTCAAGCCGATGCCATTCCGGACCGAGTGTGATCTGGTAGTTCCAACGGCTGGCCCAGGCCTCGCGGTGCACGATGTCCACGATCTGCGAGGCCTTCGCGTCGGACATCGCGACCGAAAGCTCCGTCGAGACGTCGTTGACGGCAATGGTATTGTGGCGCACGCGCGAGAGCTGCTCACCGCGCTCGTAGTCTCGCGCGACCGAGCGATAGCGCAATCTGACCTGCCGCGGCAGCTCGACGTCCTGCGCCTTCACCACCGAAAGCCCCGGCGGCCCCTCGGCGCCTGACTCGTGGACGCCGAAGTCGTCGACGGTCAGTGTCGCAACGGGTGCTTTGCCGCGGGCCGGGAAGCGCAGCGTTGGTCCGCGCTCAACGATATCGAACATTCCGACAGTCCGAAGCGGCGCGAGTGCGGAGCGCGCCGACGTCTCCCGGGTCAGGGTGTAGCCGTCAATGAAGTTCTCAAGGTGGTCTGACGCATCGATGCTTTCAACCCCTGCGCGCCCGCAGATGCTTCGAATGACGCTCTCGAGGGATGTGCCGTTCGTCTCGGTCCAGTGACGGAAGCTGTCGATCGCGAACGCGCCGTCACCCCAGGCGAAATCCGCGCGCGACGTCCAGTGCGCGGCGCCCGGCGGCGCAACCCCGCGCGCGGTCGGGCGGACCCATTCCGCCAGCGCGTCGTAGCCATAGATGAGCGCGCTGTAGGTGGTGCCGATGATCGCCATCGCTTCGTCGTACCACTGGATGCCGATCCGTGCCCAGGGCGCATCCTCGTCCGCGCCCCAGCTCTCCGACGGACTCTGCAGCCTCGCCTCGAGGCCGACGACGGTGCCGGGCTCGACGGTCGGACGGGCGTCGTTCGTCAGCGTCTTCTGCGTGCTGTTCGGATTGGAGGTGAAGCCCGCCCGTGCAGACCAGGTGCCGTCGAAGGTCGGCCCGACTTCGTCAATCGTGCCGGAGCCTGATCCGGTCCACGTCCACCCGGTGTCCCCGCCTTCGAAGTCGGCGTTGTCGAGCTCGTCACCGTAACGGACGAGCCCGCTGGTGCTGAGTCCGCCGGTGAGCCGAAACTGAAAGCGCCTGAGCACACTCATGCCGACCTGATCGAGCATGGCACCCTCGACGTCGGCCGACAGCAGATACTCCGTGTCGTAGCGATCGCGTTGCTGCCGGTAGTAGAGCGAGCTGCCCCGGACGTACGCGAGGATCACGTCGGACGTGCCGCTCTCGGTGGCGAGCTCCCGGTGGTCGTCGAGCGAGCAACGCACGCTGGTCGAGCCGGCCGGCAGTGTGTCGGTCGTGAAGCCGGGAATCGTCGGGTCGAACCAGTAGAACCTTGCCGCGCCGTTGGCAGTGTCCCAGGCGATGACCGGTTGCATGTTCTGGTCGAAGGCGAGCGAGCACGAGATAACAACGTCGGCGACAGAGACGAGCGTGACCGGATCGACGCCGGGCGTGTCGATGATGAAGTCGCCCTCGACAAATCGCAGCCGCCAGATCCGGACCTCCAGCCCCTCGCTGCCGTCGTTGAGCGCGACACCGCCGAGCTCGAATTCCTCGAGCGGCCGCTTGTAGCGGTTGCGGGGCGGCAGGAACGCGGCCGGGTACGGCTCGGTCGACAGTACGTCCTGAGGCAGCATCGTCGCCTACGTGGTACGCGCCCAGGCGAGTCGGAAGACCAGCGAGAGCTGGGCGGTGTTGTCCTTGGGGATGGCAGGATCGAATTCGCACTGGAACTCCATGCTCTGTCGCTCTGCCACCGACACCGGCTGCGAATTGCCCCAAAAAACCGCAACCGATTGAATGCCACCCGCGAAGTTGCCGTCGTCGAGTCCGAAGCTCCAGGTGGTATCCCGAAAGAAGTTTCCGGGCGTGTAAGCGCCGTCCGATGCGTTGTTACCGCCGTCGACCGAACCTGCCGGCGACCCGGTCACGGCCCCGATGGCGCCGTCGTAAGCGTTGATCCCGTTGTTCGAGCCGCCATCGTCAGCCGTCGCGATGAAGCCCCCGCCGGTGTAAAGACCGCGCGCCCACGCGAGGTTCGAGGCCCTGAGCGTCGTGTCGTGCGATCCGCTGCCGGTGATCGTGATCGAATCCACGTCGTCCACCAGCGGCGGGTAGACGATGAGCTCGTAGGCAACATCCAGGAACTCATCGGCCGCCACCGGGAAGGTCGTTGGGCTCCCACCGCCGTCGACGATCAGCGCACGCGAGAACAGGGTTGCGTCGCCGGTACCGACGCCCACCTCCGCGAGGTTGCCCTCGGCCGCGCCCTGGGCGAAACGGTAAACCACCGTCGAGTGATTGTCGAACGGCGAGCTGCCGTTCACCGTCCGGCCGACGCTCGTCTGCGTGCTGGTGGTCGCTACCTGGGCACCGAGGGCTGTGTCGGTCGCCGCCGGCGCGGTGTTGTCCGTGCCGACCTTGCACTGTGGAAAGGGTGTGTTGTCACTCGCGCAAAGATCAAGCCCGGTGTTGGTGATCAGGTTGTCGATCCATCGCGTCTGGCGCCGGACCGTGACACCGTCGCGACCGATGGCCGAGAGGCGGAACCGGCCGCGCAAGCGCATCGGCAGCAGAATCTCACGCTTCGGCTCGAGCAGTTTCGGTCGATGCGTCCACACACGCGGCGCCTTAATGTCGGTCGCTAAAGCGATTGGCCCTGTCATTCCGTGCTCCTTGATGATGGTTTCTCGGCGGCGGCGGCGCTACTGTCTTTCTCGCTTTTGCGGCCAGCCGCGAAACTCGACTTTCGAACCTCTGCGATGAACTGATCCATCTTGCTGTTCGTCGTGTCGTGGACTTCCTTGACTTTGACGAGGACCAGCAGCAGCCCGCCGATGGCGGTCACCAGGGTCGACAAGGCAATCGCAAGATTGGCAATTTCAATCACTGAGGTCGCTCCGTTGATTCCCCTAGGAAAGCGTGCCGCCGATCGGTGTGACCGACACGTCGATCTCCTCGTCGTCCGTCGGCCAGATGTCGTAGGTGACCAGGACGACATCCAGCAGTCCGGACACAGGCGCTGCGGCGATATCGATTTCTTCTGGCTCGTAGTTCTCGTAGCTCACCAGCTGGCTCGCCATCGCACCCGACACGGGCGCCGCGCCGATATCGATTTCCTCTGGCTCGTAGTTCTCATAGCTGACCAGCTGACTGGCCATCGCGCCCGACAACGCCATCGCTCCGACGTCCAGCGACTCGATCACCGACGGCGGATTACCGCCCCTGACGGGCGCGGCCCCGACGGTCATCTGCTCCTCAAGGCCGTACGGGTACGGCCGGGACGTCAGGACAAGCTCGCCTGACGAGACAATGCCGATCTTGAGCACCGGCTGGCGGTTCCCCTGGTCCAGCCTGAGCGCCCGGTGCGGCCAGACGATAAGGCAGACGCCCCGGTAGCCAGGCACGTTGCCCACGCCTTCATGCTCTTCCAGCGTCGGATCCGGCAGCTGGCTCTCCGTCCCCGGATAAAAGACGAAGGTCTCCGCATACGCGGCGGTCATCGCCACCCGGCCGGCGTAATCCGTGTCGCTCTCATCGCCGCGCTGCGGCCTGACGTCGTAGACCAGCTCGCCGTTCTCGTAGATAAACTCGACGCCCGATTTGATGCCTTCGCAAAGCGCGACGGCATAGGTCTGAAAGTACGTGAAGGTCGTTTGTTCCGGACCGCCCTTGCCAACCTCCTCCGTCGTCGCGAGCTCCCCGACCGGCCCCAGATAGATCGGGAACCCAGGCACCGCGTCGCGCCCGTACACGACCATGATTGGCGCCCCGGGATCGACGTTCAGCGATTCGAAATCGTCGAGCCTCGGGCCGTCCGGCAAGGGCGCCGGGAAAAGAAGCTGGCCCGCCGATAGACCGTAAAGCGACCCCTGGAACGCGCCCTTCGCCGCACCGCCAGGGCCCGCGACAAGGAAGCCAACGACCCCGCCGGCGATTGTTGTTAAGGCTTGTTCGGTGTTGCTCACGCGTACTCAACCCCGGGGAGCCGCCAGGCACCGGCAAGGCGGCGGGTCCACGGCTCACCCCACGACTGTTCGATCACCCGCGCGGGCTTTACCAACTGATACGCATGGATCAGCGTCGGGCCGGTCAGTAGTCCGATATGGCTCGGGCGACCGCGGCGGTACCGGATTGCAACCACGGTGCCGGGTGCCGGGTCCGACCGTTCGCACCAGTGCTCGAGGTGCTCAAGCAGCGCATCATTGACCGCCGTGCGTCCGTAGTTTCGCGGGGTCCGGTAGCCTTCCGGCAGGCCGACGGTTTCGGCGAGCGCGCACTCGATCAGCCCAACGCAATCGACCCCGAGTCGCGAGCGGCCCTGGTGGTGCCAGGGCACGTCCAGCCAGCCGCGGGCGGCGACGATGAGCTCGGCGGCCGTGGTCATCAGTCCCACCCGAGGTCATCGAAGAGATCCTCAAGGTTCTGATCGAGCGTGGCCTGGGTGAGCCTGGCGGAATACGCAGTGTCAACGCCGCTGTTGGTACCCGACATCAGCCGATCGCGACCGACGGCGAAGATGCCGACCCCGCGGAAATTAATGAAGTTCTCATGCACCAGCTTGCAGGTGATGGGCAGCAGGTCGCAGCCGGGGTCGACGGTTACGGTGTCTCCGATCTCGACGTCGGCCGGCGCTTCGTCCTGCAGCGTCACCTCGAGCGACTGCGGATCGCCGTCGAGCGTGGGCTCACTGTGCAGGCGGATCGAGCGGAAGAATCCTGCGTTGTCGCCGGCCGTCCAGCGCAGGATTCCGCCGAGGTAGTACGAGGCGATCACCGGCGCGGGGCCAGCGTCGAGATCGACGGTGAAGGTCTTGCGGTTTGCCACCGCAGACACCGTGCCGGTGCGGCGCTTCGCGAGCACGTCGAACTGACAGCGCTCATCGCCGAAGCGCTTCACGTCACACCGCTCCGAGGCGGTTCGGACGATCTGCTGCGACAAGGCCTGGGCAGCGCTTCTGACCTCCGTCCGGTACCAGCCGTGGGAGTCGCGGCGAAACTCGCCAAGCGTGCCTGCGACCAGCGCCTTCTGGCCCGCGCCGGGTTCGCGCCAGTCGACCAGGAGAAGCGTTGCCTGCGCCTGATCGTAGAGCCCGGCCTCGAGATCCTCCACCGTGAAGTTCGGCACGACGGCAAAGAAGGCGCCATCCACTTCGAGGTTCTGAACCGCGCCCGACGCATCGTTGACCACATCGGACGAGGTGATGCCCATGTGCGATCGATAGAGCCCGGCGTATTCGCCGGCCGGGATCTCAATGTCCCGATCGTGAGCGGTGCCAAGAATCGATTCACCGTTCGACTTCGTGATCCGCCAACACACGGTGAGTGTCAGCTGACGTGCGGCAAGTCGCGCCGCGAACGCCGACGTCAGGTCGAGCATCTACTCGCGCACTTCGCGGACGGTGAAAGCCGTCGCCTGGATTCGCACGCTCGAGATCTCGATCGGCAGCTCCGACGAGAAGCGCGCGTACACATGAAACTCGCCGCCCCAGAAGGTTGGCGTGCCGCCGAAGGCGGATTCCGGCACGAGCTCGCCGGTCGCCTCGTCAATCGTCCAGGTGTCAGGGTCCTGGGCGACACCGACCTCGTTAGCGATCAGGACGGTGCTGCCGAGCGGGCGATGGATCGTCCGGCGGTGGGTCAGCGTGCCGAAGCTGTAGTCCTTGACCAGCTGGTAGCTGCCGTCGCTCCCGGCCTCGATCGGCTGGTCCAGCGCCGTGATGTCGTTGCCCAGATCGGCCGAGCGGTAATCCGCATAGTCGATAAAGCGGAACCGGCCCCAGGTGCCGCCGACGGCAAGCCAGAAGGCCAGGATCTGCTCGATGTCGGCCTCCAGGCGTTCGCCAATCGGCACCGACGAGAACTGCCTGAGTGCCTGATCCCACAGCCTGACCGAACGCTCATAGCCGCTCTCGGTGATGATGTGGCGGGCCAGGATGACGGGCTCGACCGTAAATCCGAAGGCGGGACAGGTGGGGAATACGGGCAGCGGGTCGGCGGTGATCATCCGTTTCGCCTCGCCGCGCGCACCAGGCCCCGTTCGACCTGATATCCGATCTGCGCTTGCGTCGCGCGGGAGACGCTGCCCTGCGGCGCCTGGATCGAGAAGTTGATGACCGTCGCCGCGCCCATTTTGGACAGCGGCACGACGGCGCCCGAGCTGCCCGGCACGAAGTACTCAGGCTCGTTCTCGTTGACGCGGTATAGCCGGCCGGCAGTGACCGGCCCGCCCGTTGCCCGGCCGCCGCCGAAGATACTGCCGATGAACTTCGCGAACCCGCCGGCGTCATCGCCCGTTCCGATATCGCCGAAGATCTTCTCGGTGAGGCGAGCGGCCGCGGCCTGCGCAGCCATCTTGAGCAGCATGTCCCTGAACGCGTCGAACATCCCGTCGAGGCCGTCTTCGAACTGACTGAACAGCGTATCCGCGAAGATGTCCTGGGTGTTGCGCATCAGCTGATCGCGGACGGTGTCGAACTGCTCACTCACCTCGGCCAGTCCGTCCTGCGCCTGGACGACCGCGCGCAGATAGGTCTCATACGAGATCGCGCCGGCATTGAGCAGGTCGTTCAGTTCCGCGTAGGTGTCGCGCAGCCGCTCGGCCGGCGTGATGACCGATTCGGTAATCTCCCGACCCCGGTCCATGACCGATTGCAGCTCGCGATTCGCGTCGATCGTCGCGGCCAGCGTCTCGAGCTCAGCCTGCTGGGTCTCCGTGAGACCGGCCAGGCCGCCGCTCGCAATCTCGTAGCGGATTTTCTCGAGCTCGGTCAGCTCACCCGTCATCTCGATCTGACGCTCATAGGCGGTGACCTGGCTGTCGAAGGCCTGGGCCAGCTTCGTCGCTTCCGCCTCGAGTGCGCGCATCGCCTCAGCCGATTCGGTCAGGCCGTCGAGTTGTGCGGCCAAAGCGAGGATCTGGTCCTGCTCGGCGGCCGTCAGACCCTCAAGGGAGCCGCTCGCGATCTGATACGCCAGCCGCGCCGCCTGGCCGGTCTCCTCGAACAGCGCAATCTGCTGCTGCAGCTGCTCCTGGAGCTTCACGAACTGCTCGGACGGTGGCGTGACGATCGGTGTGCGATCGTCGGACTGGCCAGCAGGGCGTAGTGGTTGCGCCCCGCCAACGCCGACACCGCGTGCCTTTTCTTGCAGGAAGATCAGCCTATCGAGTTCGGTCTGCGCGCGCTCCAAGTCCTCGACCAGACCGGGCGGCCAGAAGCTCTGATCCGCGCCGCCCATGTTCTGGCGAATCGCCTCAAAGCCTTCGAGTTCTCTGCGGGCTCGTTTGATCTCCCGCTCGAACTCGACCGGCTCAATTTCCAGAAAGGCCGCGCTCAGCCCGATGACGGCCGCTGTCGCCGCGCTGAATCCACGAATCAGCGCCGACGTCAGTTCGCCTGCCGCCGCGATGGTTCCGGGATCCTGCAGCAGATCGGCCAAGTCCTGCAGCGCGCTCTTCGCATCGTTCATTCCGCCGGGCGCCTCGAGCAGATCGCCGAAGGCGTTCCTGACCTGGGTCAGCGCGCCGCCGAAGGTGTCGGCCGCGGCCCTGGCGGAGCCGCCGAACTGGGTCTCGAGCTCGGCGAGAATCACTCGCTGGGCCCCGGCGATGTCACCGGTCTTGGTCAGACTCCGGACCAGGTCGGCCTGCTGTTCCGAAAGCTGCACGCCGGCCTCGCGCAGCGCCGAGACACCGAGGATCGGATCGTTCAGCGCCTTGCCCACCTGCAGCGCCGACTCCTGCAGATTCTTGCCCAGCGCAACCGACATGTTCAGGATCGCCTCGGTCGCGTCGACGAACTCGTCGCCGCGAACCTGCGTGAAGGTCAGCAGCACGCTCTGCATCGCGGCGATCGCCTCGTCACCGAAGGTCGAGACGCGCTGAAAATCCTGCGCCAGCCCGAGCAGCTCGTCGGCCGTGAAGCCTGCCACCTGGCCGGTGGACTTGACCCGCGCTTCCAGTTGCCGATAGACGTTCTCGGCTTCGATGGTAGACTGGATGATGTTCCGGAAGATCGCGGCGCCGCCGATCACCGCGAACGCACTCAACACGGTGCGCTTCAGTTTCTGCATGCTCCGGTCGATCCGGCGCGAGCGGTCGGATGCCGCTCGAGCGGCACGGTCCATCCCCTTCTCGAAACCGCCGACGCGAGCAATGAGATCGAGCGTCAGACTACCGAGAGAACGGGATGCCATGGTCAGTCCTTGCTCACTTTGGCAGTCTTGAGAATGTTCATGAAGTCCTCAATGGTCGCCTCATGCTCCGGCTCTTTCGGCCACGGCATCAGCGATCGCTTGTCGCCTTTGACAAACGGTGAAACGGCCCGTGAGATCGCCGCGTCGAGTCGCAGCAGCGGGTTCAACGGGCCGACGATCTTCTGGTACGCAATCCAGCTGCCTAGCTCCTCAACGCTCATCCGGGCACGGAGCTCAGAGACGGTCATGCCGCCGAGGGCGAGCGCGAGGTCATGCAGCAGGCGGTCGGTCGGCGTCAGGCTTTTGGGTCGGGAATCCTCTTGTTGACTTCGCCGATCGCGTCCATCATCGCGCGTCCCAGTTCCGGGTGAAGCTTGTAGGCATCCTCGAACGGGATTGACTCCTCGCCCTTCGCGCCGAGCGTCACACACTCTGAAATCAGGTGAGCCATCCGACTCCGCTTCTTGCCGGCCTCTTCGCGCAGAAAAACCCGTTCGTGCTCGCCGATGGATAGCTTCTTAACGAAAACCACCGCCTCGTACGGGCCCTCCCCGTCGATCGAAAACGTGATCTCACGCTCGACCAGTCGGTCGTCGACAAAGCCGCCGACGGCGCGGAATTCATCCAGAGACCTCACGTGGCGGTCTTCGGCACGAGCAGCGGCTCACCCGAAACCTGGATACCAATGTTCGACTGAACCGACTCGTTCTGGGCGAAGCTGAAGGGGAAGGAGTTCATGAAACCCTCGAAGGTGATCCAGCTGCGACTGTCGTCCAGCACGAAGTCGCCTTCCCCCGCGCTATCCAGCGCAACCGTCGGATCGACGCCGGTGTTGTCGGAAAACCCGACCGCCCAACGCAGCTGGGTGCCGGCCACCTTGAGCTGGTGCAGCCGGATGTGGCTGGCGTCGCCCGGGTTCGTGTAGATCCCAAAGTTCGCCGTGCCGGGCGTGCCGAGGCCTGCCTCGTAGCGCCGGACGAGATCCTGCAGGCAGGTGACCTCGTTCTGTTCGATCTGGACGTCAATGCCGTCGATCGAGGTGATGCACCCGATGACGAGTAGCGAGTCGTCTGCCGGGTCGATGGTATAGAGCTCAGTGCCCTGGGCTTTCATGTCGATCTCCTCTTCAGGATCGTGGTGTCAGAAACTCGGTGGTGAACGAGTAGCGATAGAGCTTCGTCTCCGGCTCCCGGAATTCACCGTTCCAGGAGACGACATAGGCGACCGGTTCCACCGCGTTACGAATGGCCTCGGCCGCGGCCCGTGCGGTGGCCGCATCGTCTGCATAGACATCAACCTGCACGCCCCAGCGATCGTCGTCGGGCGTGTCGGCGAGCTTGTTCTCCGGGGATCCGTAGACCGTCTGCCAGACGGCGTACGGACGCTCCACGCCCTGCGGCGCCTCGCCGAAAAGAAAGAAGCGCACAGGCGCGCTGCCGAGCAGCGCGGTGACCGCGGGCGCCGCCGACGCGATGGCGAACACCGGCGCATTCACAATTCGGTTGCCACCAGCTTGTCGATCTGGCGCTCGAGTTCATTCGCCACGGCCGCGGTCGCGGCGACCTGGTTGTTCTCAAGCGCCGGCAGCAGGAACGGCTGGGCGCGCGTTCGCGAGGTGCCAAGCTCGACGAAGCGCCAGTACCAGGTGTCGCCACCCGGGTTCGATTTGTCACCCAGCGTGGCGTAGCTCTGCCCGACCCGGCCCTTGCGGACGTTCTCTTTCGTGTTGCCGTACTGCCGGGCGCCGCCCTTCACGCCAACCCGAATCGCAATCCCGCCGTTCTTCCGCCCAAGCCGGGCCGACGACTGCGACGAGATGTTGCGCGCGATGTTCTCCGCCGTCTGCGGGTTGTCGATCCGCTTCGCGTTTTGACGCGCCGCCTTTGCGACAAGGTTGGCGCCCTTGCGCACAGCCGCGCTCAACCCCTTCTTCTGCAGCTTGTCCGGAAACTGCCGCAGGCGTCTCAACGCCTGCTCAAGACCCTGTAGCTCGAACTCGTTCGCCATCGATCCTAAGCTCCTCTTCGAGCGTCGAGAACGGGAACCGCGTCAGCGCCGATCCCGGCGTGCAGTTGACGATCGGCGCGCCCTTCCAGCCGGAGAACTGCCGGATGAATTCCTTAAATCGCGCCGGCGTCGTGTTCTTCAGCGGTTTCGGGTGCGGTCCGAAGTAATGGCTGCCGCTCAGGTCGAAACCGAGCAGCAGAATCTTCGTTGCGCCCAGCATCGACGCGACGCGGCAGCCCTGGAGCCCGGAGTTCGTGCCCGCCGGGAACGCCGGCATCGGCTTCAGCAGCTCGCAGCCTTTCAGCTGGAAGGCACAGTACTTTCGGCCTTCGAAGGCGAGCGCCTCCGGGTACGTGTTCCACCAGCGCCGGTCGTTGCCGACCAGCGCGTCCGCCCAGGGCGCCAACCGAAACGCATCATTGACGGCCACCGCCCGGCAGCGACCGCGCACCTGATCCGCGATCGCCTGACTCATGCTGGGCCCCGTCGCCAGCACGGCGAAGATCACGTCCCGAAGTGCTCCCGGATCCAGGGCACTTGAGTCAGATGCCACGGCTTCTTGTTGCCGTTGAAGTGCACGATCCGCGCATCCGCCGGCAACTTGCGGAAAGCCTCGCCCGGCTGGCCATTGCGCCGCATGTCCGCCGACTGGTAGATCCCGCAGTGCTGCGGCCAGACGGCACAGTCGGCCGCCAGGCAACGGCTGATCCAGGCCTGATCGGAACCTCGCCAACCCTGTCGGTGGGCCTGTAGCGCGGCGGCAGGCGAGAATCGGTCCCAGACGTCCGTCCGTGTCCCGGTCCGAAGCAACCAACTGCCGCCGCCGACACGGCGCTTTTCCGCCGAGCCCCAGATCGAACTGGGTACCCAGCCGACAAAGTCGTCGTCGGGCGCGAATAGGGGCTTGAGGGCGCGGGTCACCACGGCGTCGATATCGATCATCATCACGCGGTCGCCCAGTACCCGGGCGTCGTCCGAAAACGTCCACAGCCGGCGGTAGCTGGACGGGAATCGCGGGCCCTCCGGACTCTTCACCTGAGCCAGCGCCCGCGCCGCTGGCGGCAGCGGCAAGACCTCGACGTCGGCGCTGAAGCCTTTGGTTTCTTCCGTCACGCAGATGAACCGGTGCGGCTCCGGGAGGTGGCGGCGCACCTGACGGGCCAGGCGGTTCACATAGTCGGGCAAGTAACTCCGGAACCCGTCGTTCCACTGATAGCAGATGACGCTCTTCGTTTCGCTCATGCCGGGGACGGTCTGCACACAATCGTCGGCTGCGTCGCCGGAAACACCATCGAGTGCCGGACCGCATCGAACCCGGCGTCCCGGGCCAGCGACTGAATGAATGCAAACGGATAACCGAACTGTTTGAGCCCGGTGCGGATCGGCCGCGGGCGCTCCTTGAAGGTAAACGCGAAGGCGATCCGGGTTCGCGGCCTGGCATTGCGGAGCATCGTCTTAATCTGCTCTGCCGGCAGGTGGGTGAACACGCTGTGCGCCCACAGGTAATCGAACGACTCAATCAAAGCCAGGTCG